CACGGCAGACGATCCGTTCGTCTGGGTCGAGGCGATGACCGCCAAGTATGGCCCGAACTTCGAAGACATGGACGGGGAGGGCGGGCTGTGAGGCGCCCCCGTCTCCTAGACCTGTTCTGCTGCGCCGGCGGCGCGGCGATGGGCTACTACCAAGCCGGCTTCGATGTCGTCGGCGTCGATATCAACCCACAGCCTCGATACCCGTTCGCCTTTATCCAGCACGACGCATTGACGCTCGACATGCGGTTCATCCGCTCGTTCGATGTCATCCATGCCAGTCCGCCGTGTCAGGGCTACTCGGCAATGCGGCACGCGCCGGGAACCAAAGGCGCGCCTCGCTTGATCGTCGCCACTGCCGACATGCTGGACCGGTCAGGTGTGGAATGGGTGATTGAGAATGTCGAGGCGGCCAAAGCTGAGATGCCTGGTGCGATTCGGTTGTGCGGCACCAGCTTCGGCCTCGGGGCGCACGGCTGCGACCTTCATCGTCACCGTCTTTTCAAATCGAGTGTCAGCCTGCGCGCGCCGGGATGCCAGCATGGGGAGCGGCCCGTCGTAGGCATCTATGGGGGTCACGCACGCATCCGCTCGGCTCGTCACGGTGGACGCGGCACTCGCGATGCATGGCCTGCCGGACACAAGCCGATCGCGGCGGAAGCAATGGGCATGGATTGGGCCAGCCTGGCTGAAATGAGCGAGGCCATCCCGCCAGCCTACACGCGCTTCATCGGCGAGCAGCTGATCGCGCATCTTTCGCGGAGGGCCGCAGCATGAACGACCCCCACTTCAACCACCACGCCGCTCGCGCGATCGTGGACGACGAAGCGTGGGCGGATGCCGAGGCGGACGACCTGAAGGCGCGCGTCATCCTCTACGGCGCCGGCCTGTTCGCGCTGCTGTTCGTGGCGCCGCTGCTGGCGCTGGTGAGCGGCCATGCCCTGATCGTCGGAGGGTTCATCTGTGCCGGCGTGTTCGCCGGGTGGGTGATGATCCGCGCTATTTCCGGAGATGAGAGATGACCGAGCGTCCTAGCGATGAACTGGTGGAGCGGATGGTGGCGTGCCTCCGTGGTTTAGCGTGCCATTGGGAAACTGCCGATCCGATCAGCATCCGGGTCCGGATCGACGAAGCCGCCGCCATCGTCGCCGAACTCCCCAAGCCGGTTGATCCGGATCTTCTCATAGCGCGGAATTTTGCGATTGATCTGCTGTCCCGCACGGTAGTGTCGAACGGCAATCCGGCTGGCGAACATTCGATCCAGATGATCCTTTCCGGCACCGGCGACACCAACAGCTACGTCGCGACGTGCCTCGCCGTCGCGACGTGCCTCGCCGCCATCAAGCGCGGCAGGGAACTCGCGGCGTCCGGCAAATGACCAGCCACCGCGACCACCAGCGCCGCCCGGTCCCGATCGTCCAGCGCACCACCAAGCAGCCCGGCGATCTGGTCCTGAGCCGCACCGACCGGCCCGCGATCGTGTGGCCGTCCTGCACAGCCCGCATTGCCGATGTGCGGCGGGCAAATGAAATTAGGGAGGGGTTGTGATGGACACCGAGACACAGCGCGAGATGGTCGCCGACATTATCGCGAAGCATGTAAGCGGGCCTGCGATTTGGGATGCTGGGGTTAACATAGCGCACCGGCATGACCAGTTGACCGCCGCCGACAATATCCTCGCCGCCCTCAACGCCGCGCCTGCATCGCCCGTGCCGGGGTGGAGGACGATCGAGAGCGCGCCGAAAATGAAGGGCGTCTTGCTGTGGGCAGACACCAGCACGCCGGATTTTCCTAACTGGAGAATGGGCAGCGGCTACTATCACACCAGCATGGACTGTTGGATCTGGGAAGGCGAACAGGTGCGCGAATGGGCGCATCCTCCGACCCACTGGATGCCTCTCCCCGCTGCCCCTTCGGAGGACAAGCCATGCTGATCGAGGGGAGGGAATGGAAGCTGGTGCCGGTCGAGCCGACTGAGGCGATGATCGATGCATATTTCGATCGATGCAGAGATTTTGGGTTCACGGCTCACATCAACGCCACGGCTGCATATATAACGATGCTCGCCGCATCGCCGACCCCTCCCGTATCCTCGAACGAGGCGGCGCTGGTTGAGGCGCTGAAACCATTCGAGCGGGTCAATCCACATAAAACCGAAGCTGGCCTGACTATAGCCAGTGTGCCGTGCACAATTGCTGAAATACGCGTCGCCCGCGAAGCCCTCGCCCGCCATCGCGAAGGGAGGGGCTGGGAATGAGCGCTTGTCGTAATTGTGCGCTGTACGATCTTGATGCCGCCAAAAACGCGGCCGGGGCGGTGTTGAAAAGACGTTCAGCTGAATGCCTCTGGAAATCCACAGAGACTTGGCCTGTCAGCGTCACGCCCTCGATGAATCGAAGGCCAGAGCCGTCTTACATGCAACCGGACGACGGCGCTCGTTGCGGCCGATTTATCAAAAGGACACCCGCATGACCAATCCCGAGATCCCCGCCGATGCGGTGGAGGCGATGGCAAAAGCTGCGATAGATTTTCAGAAAGCTGTGCTTGGCGCCAATCCTATATGGGGCGCGGCATCGATAAAAGCTGCGAACGATGCTTTCAATAAGTCGGTGAATGAATACCGCAGCCTCGCCCTTTCCGCCCGCCAAGCGACAGCGCCGGGTGGGGAGATCGGATGGATTGTCGGTTCAGCGGATGGACGGCGATGGCGTCATTGGCACAACGGTAGCCCGAAATGGGTGGATACGCCTGAAGAGGCCACGCGATATACGCGCAGATGTATCGCCGAAGCCGTACACCGTGAGGATGAGGACGCTTGGACCGTCACGCCGTACGCCGCTCTCTCCACCCCCTCGGCGAGCGTCGAGCGGGCGACGATCGAGCGGGAGGTTCGCACCGCGATCATCAACACCCCGGAGACGGCCGAATTCATGGCTGGCGTGCCGATCGAGGCCGCTCATCAGCGCGAGCGCTGGGGCTCCGAACACGACGCTGGAAAGTCGCCCTTCGATTGGTTTTGGCTGATCGGCTACCTCTCGCAGAAGGCGGCGGATGCAGCGACGCGGGGCGATGCTGACAAGGCCATGCATCACACGATCAGCACGGCTGCGGCGCTCGCTAACTGGCATCTGGCATTGTCCGGCGGCGACAATTTGATGCGGCCGGGCATAGATGAACCCGCCGCGATACGCCGCCTTGCTGACGGGGAGGGCGCAACGCCGGTGGCCCGTGAAGTCAGCGCGACCGAGCAAAAAGCACTGGCTGGTGCCCACCTTGCGAGCGTGTCGGTCGTGCGCACTTTGCCGATGCCGCCATACGATTTTCAGAAACAGGACATGAGCGGCGGGGGGATGGCGTCTGCCACCCCGACCAACGAGGAGCCGTCCGATGGATGATTATGCGTTGGATGATGCAACCCTGATTCGTTTTTGGAGCAAGGTAGACAAGACTCCGGGTCACGGGCCGAACGGCGATTGCTGGATATGGACAGCCACTACCATCCGAAACGGATACGGTAGGTTCCTATGCGACGGCCGTATGCAAATGGCTACGGCCGTCGCACTCAGAATTGCCGGCATCTCTGCTTCGGAGGGGAAGAGATTTGCATGCCACCGCTGCGATAATCCCAATTGCGTTAAAGCGGCACATTTGTTCTGGGGGAGCAGCAGTGACAACATGCGCGACGCGGCAAACAAGCAACGTCTTTGGCGTATGGATAGGACCCATTGTCTTAATGGCCATGAGCAAGTCGGCGAGAACACATTTACGAACTCAAAAGGCCGTAAAGAGTGCCGATTGTGCAAGGTCGAACAGACCAAACGCAGCCATCAAGGCGAAGGCTATAAGATGCGCAGGTCTGCTACGCGCGCGCGTCAGTACGCCACCCGCGCCGCCATCAGCCCATCGGGAAAGCAGGAGGTGTGCGGTGGGTGAGGTCACAGAAAATGTCGCGGCTTTCCTTAAGGCCAATCGCCGATCGAAGGTGATTTCCGGGTACGGCAATCCAGGTGGTGGAGGGGGCTACACACTGAACAGCGGAAAGTCCTTCACGTTCACCCTTGATGAGATGCGTTCCATGCCCATGCCCGAGTGGAAGCTATGACCGCGCCGAACCCCGATGCGGCGGACGTGGCGCGGCGCTGGTATCGCAAACCGCTTTGTTGGGCGGGGCTGTGCAACACGTTTAGCCCACAGTCCGACGCCAGTGGTTGCTGGGGCGAATGCTCAATCTGCCACAAGCGGGCGGGGTTCGTGGATAGGTGGACCCTGCGTCGGTATGCTGACGCTGAAGCCGCCGCACAGGCCCCCGGGGCGCCGGGGAGGGGAGAATGACAACCCCCTGCCCCCACTGCTGCCACACGATCCCGTACAAGGACGTGGAGCGGCTACAGGAGCCGTACCGCTCAAGCTGGCAAGGCATTATCGCTTGGGCGCGTGATGCCGTGGACCGCGACATGCCGATCTATCCGCGCGATCTGGAGCGCGAATTGCACAGGCTGATCGACGGCGGGGCGGTGGCGGTAGAGGCTTTTGCGTTGGCGACAACGAGATATGGAAGGGAAGATGAGAATGGCGAATGATCTGCGAACTCGGGAAGCGTTCCGGGCGGTGGCGTCGTGAGCCATTGGGAAACATCTGGAGCGTCGGATGAGTGGTACACTCCTCCGCATGTGTTCGACGCATTGGGGTGCTGGTTCGACATGGATGTGGCTCATCCTGGCGATTGCTTGACACATGTCCCGGCAACAACATGGATCACAGCTGACAGCTTGATCAGCGAATGGCTCGGCTTCGTCTGGATGAATCCGCCGTTCGGTGGCCGTAACGGCCTAGTACCTTGGCTCGAAAAATTCTTCGCGCATGGCAACGGCATCGCCTTGGTGCCGGATCGTACGTCTGCCCCTTGGTTTCAGAATGCTTGGCGCAAGGCCGACGCCGTCCTGTTCACACGGAAACTGCGCTTCTTGCGTCCCGATGGCTCAGAGGGAGTGTCGCCTTCTAATGGTACTGCGCTCGTGGCCCGAGGCGAGATAGGGTTCGCTGCCCTCACTAGGGCTGCGGAGCGTGGTTTAGGTATTCTCGCCTTGCCCTTTCCGATTGTACAAGAAGCGCAGCACGCCCCTGCTCCGGCCCATAGGCAGCCCACATGACCTACGCCATCCACAACCTCCACGCGCCGGCCGTGGAGATCGACGCTGCCGGCACGATGAGCCACGACGACAAGACGCGCATTCAACTTCCGCAAGCACTCTTCACCGCTGAGACGCGGGAGGATGCGGAGGCTTGGCGGATGCAAAGGCAGTCTGAGATTAAGGCACGACAGGACAATTCCCATCCAGCACCGCCAGCGCCGTGACCGCAGCTTGGCGTCCCAGCACGACCGACTGCGGCACGGGGCGCCCGGCTGCGGCGTACACGTCGGCCGCCAGAATGGCGCTGGTATAGACCTGACGGCGCAGCGCGGCGCCCTTGCACAGGTCAATCGGGGCGGCGCCTGCGCAGGCCGTGAGTGCAAGAACGGGGATCAGGGCTAGGGTTTTCATAGCTTTTGCTCCATCAACTTTGCCCGCAAAGCCATTGCATCCCACCATGCGTTATGTTGCACGGCGTCAGTCAGCTTCGTCGGATAACAATCCACGTCATGAACCTCGAACGACAGGCGCGGCGCAATGCAGGGCGAATACCCTCCGCCGGGAGCAGTGCTGATCGCTTGGCAGAAGCGCGCAATATCGACGGGGCTATCCGCGACGATTATGGGCTCACGATCGTCCCCGATGAACTGCTCGATATCCGCACCGATCGCATCGGTATGCATCACAGCGCTAGGAGTAATCGCGTCAAGCAAGGGAACAACGTTAGCCACCACCCAAGGGTCGCGCGCCGTTTCGGTGGTGATCCAATATCCGCCCTCGCCATTCTCTCGGACGAGCGCCATGCTTAACAACGGGCCATTGTGTCCATCAAACTCGCAATCGACATAATATCTCATAGCGCTTCCTTCACATTAACAGGATCTGTGGGGGTGCCGGTGGGGCCATCGATCGGCTTATGCAGCGCATCCATCGCCTTGGTGGCGAGTTCGGAGCCGGCTTTCGTGCTGGCCGTCCACATGCCAAACACGTCGCGCAAAATTGCCCCGGCCACGCCCGAGGCCAGCGCCGTGAACAACTGCGACTTGTCCAGATCGGGCACGAACGCCACTAGCGAGATGACATAGACAAACAGCACCCATGCGCCGATCGTCAGCCAGCCGCGCTCTGTGGGCCATCCGGGGCCGGTCATACTAGCCACCGCAAAGCAGCACCGTTGATGAGAATGTGGATCGTGTTGTCGGCGATGATTAGCAGCCAAACAGACAGCCAGGGTGGCACGTCGTCAGAGTATCCCGTCGCTGTGATTGGCCCTCGGCATCCGTTTTTGGCCCACACAACGAAGCGCGCAAGCCGGTAGCGGTCGATCAAAAAGTGAGTGCTCGCGATTACGGCCAGGGCCGGCAAACTTTGAGTGATGAACAGAAAGGCAAGAGTGTAGCACGCCGCATGTACGGCGGCGGCTAGGCTACGCTTCGTCTTCTCCGAAGCCATCCAGTGTGATTGGAGAATATAGTCGCCGACGAGGTGAGCGACGATCTGGTCTGCTGTGAACATTATCGCACCGTCCGATCATACTGCGCCAGATTGTTGCTCTTGATGATGCTCTTGATGAGCGAGGTGTAATCCTTCGCGGTCGCGTAGATCGGCCCGAGCGCATCGATATAAGCATCGCGGTTCGGCAGTTTCGCGCGAGCGGGAGCATAGACCGGCGCCGTGCCCACCAACTTCGCGTGCGCCTCGAACGCCTCGCCCATGTCGGCGAACTTCCGGAACGGTGCCTTGATCGTGTACCACGATCCGTCCTTGCGCTGCTCCTTGGTTTCCACCAGCACGACGGGACCGGTTTCGTTGGCGCGTGCCTTCATGCCGAAGGGATTGTTGGAGCCCGGCGGCATAGATTTGCCCCAGCCGCTTTCGAGCGCCCATTGCGCCAGCGATACGGACGCCGGCACGCCATACGTGCGCTCAGCCTGCATCGCCCCAAGGATCAAGTCCATCGGAATCTTCGGATGAGGCGGGATTGCGGGTGTGACCAGCTCCGGCAGCGGCCACAACGCCTCCAGCTTGTCGAGCGCCGCCGTGTAGGCAGCTTCGGTGTTCGGCCCGTAGCCGCCACTCTTGTCCGTGAGGAAGCCCCAGCGGCGAAGACGGTCCTGGTTATGGGCGAGGGTCATCAACAATCCTCCACAGGCGGCCACATGGGCACGTTGCGCTGATCTTCGGGCCGTGGATCGGGATCATCGGGCATGGGGTTGCTTATAGCAGAATGTTGTGGCATCTAATAGGGGTGATGCGGCAGCACGGATGGACGTGTTTCCGGGTGCGAATTGGAGCCTGCAAGAGAGTTACGCATCGCGGGGAGCCACAGGGCCTCTCGGTAAGCCGGTATCAAGCCCGGCCCGCATCACCCATTCACCCCCGGCAACCGATCCAGCGCCTCCACCATAGCCGCGATCGGCGGCGGCAAGTTTGCTACCTCATTCCGCACCGCCGATATCCCGACCTGTCGCATCTGCGCTATCAGGCCGTCTATTGTCCGCTGAAGCGTGGTAATTTGGTCGCGCATTTCATCCTGTTTTTTCAGGCATTCCTCATGGCGATCATCGGCAGATGCGATCTGGCCTTCCAGGCGGCCGATCTGCGCTTCTAGCCGCGTAATCTCGCGATCGGTGCGCTCAGCCTCCTTGCTCTGACGGTTCGTCCACGCATCAAGGACAGAAGGCAACCCCTTCCACAGGGACCACGCCATCATCATTACGATGGTCCATATGCCGACACCGCCGAAAGTGGCCGTCGTTTTGATAAAGCCTATCAGCTCGCTAATTTCGCCCATTACGTGCGCAATGCTGACATACGCGCACGAACACGATCGCGCAGACGAGAAAGCATATTAGACCTACTGGCGGCATCTCTCACCCCCGTTGAACCAACCGCCAGCAACTGCGCCGCGAACGTGATATTAAGCATATGCAGGTAGGCCACGATATAACCACTGTTAGTGATTTCGTTGACCGCATGTAACCCAAGCTGGGCGAACCCAAGCCTTGTAAACCACCCCAGCCATCTCGCCGGAGCAGCGCGATACATCTGAAGTGCGAACAGGGTGATTGCCAGATCCATGACCGGTAACCACCCCATTGCATCGAATAGCCATGCTATGTTGGACGCGCCCCATGAGACGGTGCATAGCATGGCTATGAAGGTGGCCCGCTCGTCGTCGGACAGTAGTGACACGGCAAGCGCCGCATAGCATCCGATGCCGAAAGAGGCGGACCAAGCGTCCATCAGTCGTCGCTCGGCTTCTTCGGCGGACGTGGCGGGACACCGCCACTCTGCGGAGCAGGGCGGATGGGCTTGGGTTTCTTGTCAGGCTTCATCGTGGTTCCTCCGTTGACGGCTTATCCATAGCGCGAACAACGGATCGCGCAAATGCTCCTGCCACTGGCATTCGGATATTTGGCCGGATCGGTAGCAGGCCAGGATATCGCGGTAATCGTCCATGTTATATCCCTAGCCCGAACGCGATGAGAGCGGCGCGCAGCTTATTAAGCGCAAAAGCCATACTGGCGTTTGACGCCGTGCCGTCTTCAGGAAGAACGCCAGCAAGGCTATAGCGACCTGAAGGAACCGCGCCGTTGCAGCCGAAGTTACCGGCAAGATATTGATCCCCGGTAACGGTGATGTAGAACATGTTCTGGCTGTTGGCGGCATTCACCCCCCGGATAAACTCGCTTGTGGGCGAGGTGTCGGTCTTGCGTTGCAAAAACACCATCGGTGAACCGTTAGCGGCTTGCTTGATCGTCATAGGCACATTGCCCATTGCGATAGGATCATCGCCCTTGGCTCCTAGGACAACGCCGCGTCCGGATGGCGTCAGCCGGATAACAGCGGCATCGCGACTGTCCGTCACATAAAGGCCGGTTCTCCATAGAACGCTCTGGAAGGATATGATCTCCACGCCAACATTGCTATCGTATTGGCCTCCACACACCATGGAAATACCCTTGGTATTGGCAAGGGGGCTGTCATTGTTAACATCCCCCTCCATACAATGATATGTGCCTTGAGCCTGGGGCTGGGCATAGACCAGCGGATTGAACGCCCACACGTTGCCGGCCGGGTTAGGATTGCCACCGATCGCACCGGCATAGAATGCGACAGACTGACCAGCCCCGTAATCGGCCGGCTGAACCATTTCGACGTTGAGCGCCCCAATGCCGCCGTTGCTGTCGAGAGATTTCTGGCTGGAGCGGGAATAGATATAGGGGCCAACCGCAAGCTGCGCAGGGTTCGTGACCATGTACGGCCATTTGCCGAGGCCCGTCCCAGTGCCGCTAAACGCTGCGCCAGGTTCAATGTCCCAATGAACGGATTTTGGGCTTTGATCGACCTGATTGTTAAGAACATACGCCCGGTTCGGGACGCGGATTGTGCCGCCGGATGCGGGCAACGCCGCCAACGCCTCGGCGAACGCATTATCGTCCGATGTTTCGCCAGACACGCGGGCGCGGATCGTGTTGACAAGATTGAGATTGCCCGAGTGCCACACCGTATTGCCATTAAATGATAAAGTTGTAGATGAGACTACAAGCCTTTGCGTTCCTCCAATGGAAACGGAAAACATGTTATTCAATCTGTCATAATTGATGCTGTCAAAGTCATCAAAATTCAGAAATGGGGTATTACCTTGGAATATATCCAAATAATATCTTTGGTCACGGCCAAACGCACCTGAGAAAGTATCTCCCGCCTTATTGGCAGGCGTAAACCCAAGGTTAGGCTGCTTTCCCGCAAGGGCCGTCGCTGTAGCTGTAGATATGGGTTTGTTGGCGTCGGACGTGTTGTCCGCCGAGCCTAACCCAACGTCTGCTTTGACAAGGGAAACGTCACCGCTCTTGCCCGCAACTGATTTGACCGGCGCAAGCGCCGCGACGGCCTGCGCTGCACGCAACGGGGTCATACGCTTCACGTTGTCGGTGCCGGCTTCAGCATCGGCTTGAGAGGAAAGAGGCGCGGCAGCATCGAGCAACTGCACAGGAGTAGCCCGTTGTACCTGCCCGCCGCCGTCAACAATCGTAGCGGCTGTCGGATTGACAACCCCGTCATTAACGGGCGGTAGATCGCGTGGGCGGATAGGATCTGCCATCAGGAAGCCTTCACCTTGATAATCTTGTTCAGGATCAACGTCGGCTGGACGTTATTATGCGCCGCATTGCCACCCGCGTTTTGCGTGAAGTTGGTATTAGCCGTGCCCACGTCAGATGCACCAGCTTGGCCGCCCGCGTTGTTCCTAGCGCCACTAAAGCCAAGCATATCGTGGTTATGCGTCGGCATCTCGTTGACGGTCAGCATGTGACTTTCCTCGCCACCCGCACTGCCAAGGGCGCTCGATATGGACATGAGCCGACTGGCAGCGGTGCCGCCCATGTCGTCCTTACCCGCCACCACGCGGCCTCGGGCATCGGGCAAATTAAATGTGGTAGAGCCATCACCCCCACCAAACGTCACGCCAATCACAGCAAACAGCGCTGCATAATCCGTGCGGGATACGGCCTGTCCGTAGCACAAGGCGTAGTTTGTTGGCGCAACGCCACCGGCATATTCAACGATCGTGCCAACGGGAGCTTGCCCAGCCGCAGCCGCTGCAATCGCTGCGGTGAAATCGGCAAGCTGGGACATGACTACAAAATCATTGTCGGCCGACCCAGCTGCGCCATTGCGGACACGGTTGCCGCCCATGTCCATCGGCGCACGCATCCCGCCAGATCCATCCCGGCTAAGCGAGTTGGATAGCGCCTGAGCAATATCCTGCAAAGGCGGATTGTGCTGGCTTGGCAGGACCGTATCGCCAGTGTTCACTATGGAGCCTATCGGGAGGCTATATGCCCCGTCAGATGCCCTCGGAATGTTCTTTACTCCGTCAGCATCACATGGCATTTGGTGCCTAGTGATGACAGGGGTTCAAAAATATGCCGTTCAAAAATCCGCATCCTCTTTACTCTGTTTGGCAAGGAATGAAACGCAGATGCGACAACCCTAATTTCAAACAATGGGCGGATTACGGAGGGCGAGGCATACGCGTTTGTGATCGATGGCTTCATTCTTTTGAGGCCTTCGTATCTGATATGGGTGATCGTCCGGCCGGTTACACCATTGATCGCATTGATAATAATCTGGGCTATTCGCCAGAAAATTGTCGATGGCAAAGCCGCAAAAATCAGCAATCTAATAGAAGATGCACTAAAGTTATTATCGTGAATGGCGAACGTGTCGCTATTGCCGATTTGGCTGAAGCGCACGGCCTCAAAGCGGATACCATTACGTCGCGTCTTGCCAAAGGTATGACCTTGGGCGAGGCCTGCGCCAAAGTCCGATACTGGCCCCATGGCGCTCCGGTTCAAGCCATAGCGCGCAGCAGAGAAATTAAATTGGCACAAACCCATTGTTCTCACGGACACGAATGGACGACGGAAAACACTAGAATAACACCGCAAGGCTGGCGAAATTGCCGTGCGTGTCATCGCGACAAAATGCGTAAACGCACTGCGGCTAAGAAAACTTAGCATAATTAGCTTCCTTGCGCTCCTTGCGAATATCCCACCATGTCAGGATGGCACCCTTGATAAGGCATGAGAGAAAAATAGCGGTCACTGTGCGCCTTCCACAGCCGCAGGAGCGGCAAGCAAGCCGGCAATGCGCGAGCGATTGATGAGCATGTCTCCCACGCGGACCAGCGCATCTGGCCGTTCCGTCAGCAGAGTCTTTTGCAAGACGGCGCGACCACCTGCCGAATAAGGTGCGGACACCAGTGCCGCAGCAATGGCGCCCGTACCCAAGCCAACCCCGGCACGTCCGGTCGCATCGCCATCACTGGCGGCTGCTCCACCGCCCCCGGCAAGGGCCGCCGCAACGGCGGGAATAACTGCCCTGCCGGCAGTGCCGCTATCCGGGATGAGCGACGGCAAAACCTGCTGCCCAGCCTGTTGCAATTCATTGAACGGCATGTCCCCACGCGCCGCAGCACGCTTGCCGCCGAAACGCTTCGTATTCGCACGCGATGCTTGTCCAAGCTGCGCCGGGGTAAAAGTGCCGGGGCTGCGTGGATTGTTGAGCGCCGCAAGCACGGCGTCCTCAATCACGGAGGAATTGCGATACGCCTCGTTTGCGGCATTATAGTCCGGCATCACATCAGGCGCTTGCCGTTCGAACATGCCGGTGACGGCATCCTCAACCCCGCTCACTCCCTGCCCGACGCGGTTGCCGAGAGGGTCCATCTGATATGCGCGACGAACCCCACCCAGCTCCTGCATCAGGGGCTGCATGTTCTCACCCGACAAGGCGCCCGAGACAGGATCGAAATAAGACGCCGCACCCGTAGGCGGAGCAGGGTCAAGGATCGTCCCCACCGTGTCCGTCACTTCGTTACCGACACGCGGGATGCGGCGAATGTTTGCAACCGCAGCGGCGAGGTCGTCGCCAAACGCCTGATCCGGCATAACCTGCGAACCACCCAACGCCTTCCGGTATGCCGCGCCAGTCGCGTCCTGCGAGGCATTGATGCCCGCCTGCCCTATCTGACCGCCGGTATTGGCCTTGATAGGGCCTAGCGATTCATCGAAGGCAGCGCGATTGAAGCCTTCCAACCCCTCCATACGGCGCGGGTTGATAACATCGCCCATCAGCGGCAGACCGGAAAGGCGATCTTCCGTGGTCTTCGCGGCACCGCCCAGAATCTGTCCCAGCGTCTGCGGCACCCCGCGCTCGTTAAGAAGCCGCTGGGCGTCGTCACGGACGCCCGCTGTCAGACGACCAGCCGTGCGCGCAACGCCGCGCCCCGCCATGCCGCCACCGAGGCCAGCACCCGCACCGAGCAGCGCTTGCGCCACGCGGCTATCGCCGGGCTCGTCAGCGGAACCAGCCCCGTACAAGCCGCCAAGCAAGGCGTCGCCGGCACGCATTTGCGCGGCTCCGGCCATTCCTGCCCGTCCAAGACCTGCCTCAATCCCCAGCCCGGAGCCGACACCGCCCGCCACCTGGCCCATAAGATATGCATTAGGGTTGAGAGCTTGCACGCCACTCATCACGGCCCGCGCTTTACCGGAGTCGCCTGTGAGATTGTCGAGCCCGCCCATCGTCAGCATATCGGCGGCACCGATTACACCAGCACCAAGCGGCGACATGCCCGTTTCGCCCATCGTGCGGGAGAACCCCGAAGACGGTTGCCACTGGCGCTCGACATCAACACCAACGGATTTTCCAGGGTTCTGGCGCGCCCACGCGATCGCCTCGGGAAGCTGCTGAACAGACTTGCCCAAGCCCGGCTGTACCGTATCGAGATAGGCGCGGATCTCTGCTTCGGGGCGGCCGCCGGCAATCATGGCGGCAACCCGCGCATTGGCGCCTTTGACGCCCGGCACGTCTTTATAATCGCCCTCCGCGCTTAGCCCCATCTGAGGCCGCGACGGTCCATCGCTAGGTGGCGCGTTGCTGCGATCCATCTGTTCAGCGGAAGCGATGCCGTAGCGCTGTGCGATAGCCGGGTCATCAGGGTTTTGGCCGTCTGCCAAAGCCATCGAGCGACGATAATGCAGCTCGGCCGCAGCTAGGCTGGCGCGCAGCTTTTCCGGGCTCTGATCCTGCCCGATAGCGGCAATGCTATCGCGCAGCATCGCACCTTCACGCTCTGAAAGCGCACCAAGGCCACTGGCCCCGGTGGGCGATGCCGCTTTTAGTTCGGATAGCTTGGCAAGCATGGAAGCCGAACCGACCGTATTGAGCGAACCCGCCAAGTCGGCGGCGTCCGTGCCCCATAGGTTCTTGAGCATCTGCCCCGGCAAGCCAGTAGACCAGCCGCTTACCTCCCCATTGGCTTTGGAAATGGCCGACAGCAATTCGTCATTGCCGAGCGTCTTGAGCGCCTTCGCCACGCGAGGATCTGGCACGTTGCCAGCTTCGTTACGGGCCTTCTGAAGGTTGAGCGCCGCCGCTTCAGCGTCCGTCTGGGCCTTGGAGGCATTGGCCGCAGCGGTTGGAGCGGCGTAGGGCAACTGCGCCATATCCGTCTGGGTGCGAACCTGCGCGCCCTGCAAATCAGCAGCCGCCTTGGGCGCAGCATATTGCGCGGAAGGATCAGGCGTGCCGAACGTCATAGGGCGCGGCGCGGCCTGTGCGGGAGCGTCTTCGTAACCGACTACGCGCCAGCCGTTTTCTGCGCGTTCGTAAATGACGCCATCTTTGCTACGGCGCTCCATTACATGTTCCCCCTGCGGCCCACGGCGGGCATCCGACCGAAACCGGGCAATGTCACATGCACATGATCGCCCTCGTTCAAATATCGGGCCTTATTGCCAAAATACGCACGCAACGCCGCCTCTGACGTACCAGCATAATCGGCAGCATCACCCGTCAGATGGTGCGAGTTCGGTACACCGCCCACAGCCCGGTTGCCCGCTATCGTCCGCCGCCCACTGGTCATCGTGCCGGGTGCCCGCATCGGATCAGCGAAAGGTGCCAGACGCGGGTGGCGTCTGACCTCCATCTCCAAAAGGATCGGCTACGACTGCACCTATTGGGGGGCGCTGCTGCGATATAGGGGGCGTAGACGATGGCCCATCGCCTTGCTGCATCGGAACAAGCGTTTTGGTGCCATCCGGATTTGTGGTGGTAATCCACTCAATCTTCGGCGTGGGATCTTCGTAAACAACCTGCGGCTTGCCATCCGGCCCAACCACGGCGAGAGAGCCGTTGTTGGTTTCCCAATAATGCGGGGCAGCGGCGGGCTTGTTCAGCGCGGACAACTGCGTTCCCGCGAACTTGCGTGCGGTTTCGTCTAAGTATGGGTTCAGCGCGGCACTGGTGAGCGCTGCGGGATCGGGCTTGTCGCCGCCAGCAAGTAGCGCTTGCAAAACGGATGAACTCTCCGCACGGTTGGCATCCTGCGCCTTGCCAGCCTGCCGGTTCTGCAATGCGCCCAGCACGTTCTGCGAGACGCGCGCCAGACCCTGCCACGGCGATGCGATCGGGCTGTAATCCACCTGCATGAGGCTGGCGGCGATCTGCTGCTGTTGCGCGATCTGTTCGGGCGTCATGCGTCGCCCCCCGCTACCCCACTGGAACGGCTCGTCGGGCGTCTGAGTGGGCATCAGGCTCATGCGGTCGCCTGCCCGTAATCGACATGCAGTACCCCGCCCACATCCACCACGGCGGCCGGGTTAACCTCCTGCACATCCTGCGCCATGAGGCCGATCTGAACCGGACCGCCCGACTTGTAACGGAAGCTATAGACAGGCAATCCGTTATCCAGCTTGCCTATGACGCGAATATCATCCTTCACGCGGCGGTCGGATGCGGTAATGGCCGCAGAGCCAAGCGAACCAGCCAGGCCGAACAGCCCACCCAAGGCTCCCTGCGAACCGGCCAGCTTGGATTGGTACTGCTGGTTGACCAGCCCGGTATAATCCACGCCGCCCACGCTCGTCTGCGGCGTGGCGGAAGATGCTGTACCGGGGTTGGTGATCTGCGAGGAAGACAGCAAGGCGGAAAGCTCGTTGATCGGCTGATTACGAGCCGTCAGGGCCTCATTGAACGCCTGCCCGCGCCCGGTGAGCGCAAGCTGGTTCAGCTGGTCCGTATTGGCATTGGTAAGCCGCTGCATCTCCGAGTTCCACGCCTGCGTGCCGGGGCGGAGGCCGGAATTGATAAGCTGCGCCTCGGTCGCGGCTTGTGCCTTCTGCTGCTGCGGCAGGATGCGCGATGACGCCAGATCGTAGGACCAGTCGGCCGCATCCTGATTATCGAATGTGAACGGCTTGTTGAGATAGTCGCGCATCGCGGCGGACTGGTCTTCGGCCAATCCGGCAAGGTTAGTTTGCGCGGCCTGCGTCTTGTCGAAAATGCCTTGCTGTGTCGGGGATAGCGTAGTGGTCTGCGTGAACTGCGGAACCGTCGTTACCTTCCCCGAACTATCGGTAAAGGTGTTGTTGCCGGTCTGATTATACATGACCGAACCGTAGGGGTTGACCTGATTGGTTTGGTTCAAAAGCTGCTGCGTGGTGGCAGTGCTCTGATTGAGCCCGGCCTGTGCATTCGCGGTCGCTACGGGATCTGGGGCAGAAGGTTTCGATACCACGCGCGCAATCCTTGATCGGATTAGGCGCGCAAAGTGGTGTCCAGTTGCGCCGAGGCTCGCACTTTACCCCAACGCCATTCATCGCGCAAGACGCCTATGACGATGCCGTCTCGCCCCGGTCCAAAGTGCGAGCGCATACAACCTTCGATCACGCCGCCTAACCGGAGCGCTAACGCCACCACCTCTTGCTGCTCGGTTACGAACGTCATCCGCTCACACCCAAGCTGGTCGTACACATATGATCCTACGGCCCGCAGGAAAGCGCGCGTCCACCCTTTGCCAGCCGCCGTAACGTGGCAGTCCGCGCCTTCGAAATGGTTTATGATGATGCCGGCGACGATTTTGCCGTTGCGCTTCAGCCCCAGCCCCACAAACGGCGGGCACAGGCCGAACCCCAGCTGTTCGGATACGAAGCGTGCAACGTCGTCGCCGAAGTGGATCATGTAATGATTTCAGCCGACGTGTAAGCCAAATCGAGCCGTATCAATTCTGCATCGATCGGCGTCAACGCACCGCTTGTCACCTGAAACGACACCGCGACGCTATAGCCGATGCCCGATACTGAACGCCACTCCTGGCTCATCACCGTAGGCGTGACAGCGCCCCACGCGGACTGACCCCATACCGCCGTGCCCCATGTATTGGATTGTGTTTGCACCGATGCATCCGGTGGCGGGAAAGCCGTCATCCCATAATCAACCCGCATGTCCACGCGATCGTTTATCGTGACATTCGCGCGCACAACGGCGCGAGCCACTTTTCCGACCTTGGCTGACATCGCCGTATCCAGATCCTCGAACAAGGGCAGGATCGTGCCGGAATAGGCTTCGGTCCCATCCAGCCCTGACACGTTGGCGATGAAGACCTGACCCTGCGGACTGCCGAAATACAGCTGCCCGCGAAACACCGTCATGCAGAGCGCGTGCCAGTTCGTATAGCGTGCCCAAGCACCTGTCTCCGTGTTGCTGATGAAAAGCACCGGCTGATCCGCGCCGATAAGGTTCGGCGGCGAAATCACCGCCATTCGCTCCTCCGGCCACAACTGCGCCTGCCAACCGTTCATCCCGCGCTGCGTCACGGCATCATGCCATGCGTCCGCAATGCGGTAAGACACGGTAGCAACGCTAAGGCTGGTGACATCCAGTCCGATCGCCTTGGACAACGGCACCAGCCCGACTGAGGTGGAAATCGCCAGATCGCCGCCGCCACGGAAGAATGCCCGGCGCCCTAGCGGTGTGCCGATCCGGTAAAGGCCGACCTTGCTCCACGTTGCGGCTTCATCGGGATTAATGCCCTGATAGATAGCCACCTCGCCCTCTGTGGAGACAAAGATGCACTGCTCGGACAAGCCGCCACTAACACCGGCCTCTAGAGACCATGTTTGCCCGAACAGCAGCGATCCGCCCTTGCCGAAGATGCCGGCCAACGGGAACAGCGTAGCCGTGCCGCCGATGCTGTCCGGTGCGAGATACCAAGCGTTTTGGCTATCCCGTTCCACGAACCACAGGCGTTCTTTGTAGACCCACACATAGGCCATGTCGGCGCTGGTCACGTCTCCGGTCCCGAAAGTGACACCCGGCGACACAAGCGCGCTGGCACCGTCTGCCGTCGCTGCACCCCCGCCAGTTGCGGTCAAAGCCTCATCGTTAATGAATGGCGCTCCGGTCACATCACCCAGCCATAATTGGCCGATCCCCGGTGCCGTCTCGATCACGCGCAGGATGGTGCCCGTGGCAGCCGATGTTGCCCCGGTCACGATAGATCCAACCGTAAACGGCACCGTGCGCGCATCATAGCCCAGCCGCGTCACGCCACCAGCGACGTTGGGATAGAAGGTATCGCCGTCGAAGATAAATCCGTCGCCCTGACCGTTCACGCCGATCAGGTACGTTCCCCCCGTCGTGGCGAACTGCACCACGTTCCAGTCGCCGCCGGTGTAGCCACCAGCCACTACAAAGCTGTCCGTCGAGCCTTCGCCGAAATGCTGGCCGATGTCGGTAACGATCGGATCGTCAATCTCGGTCGTGATCTCGTACCCGGCTGGCGTCAGCACGTTGGTAAGGTCGTAGATTGTGGTGGTGGTCGCGCCAAACAGGCGTTCGTTCGCCCCGTTCATGTAGGTAAACAGAGACAAGCAGTCGAGCGTGCCGTCACCAAGTGTCGCGTAAAGCTGCTTCCCGCGACGCAGGATGACGCTGCTGGCCTTGGGATAGAAGTTATCGAGAATGGCGGCGCCCTGCTCGATCCCTGGCGCGTTGGGATGGGCAAGGTTGCGGTTCGACACCCATCCGCCAATCGGCGCGGCCCATGATTTGGTTTGCGCAGATCGGGGTTTAGGACGGGTTGCGCGGCGGGCGTACATTTATTGATCTATAAACTGATTAAGGCGATATTCCAGTCTGGATACAGAGCCAAGCAAAAGACTTACGGATGGAGCAGAGCTCCATGCCTGTTGGGTGCAACCATTTCTATAAACCCCTGCAAAAGCTATGGAAGAAAATTCCCCCGCTTTAGCTTGGGCTAGAGCCTCTTCCAAAAGCTCAACAACATCCTCACCTCTTGGTTCAGCTGTAATGATATGCAGGTCACTACGCATCACCGAGCCAACCCGTCATAAGGCACGATAGTATTCCCCCAGCGGCGCCGACCATTGTGGCGGATGATGTTCGAGCCTTTGTCGCGCCCGGCATACTCGTCCAGCGCCTTGATGAAGGCTTCCTGATCGCCAGAAGCGTCCAGCTTCTTGTTCTCCCTCCACCGCCACACCAGCCCCAGCGTCAGCAAGCGCTCCGGCAGCAGAAACGTGTCGCTGTCGGATGTGAAGGCAGGCTTATCGACCAGACCGGCGTCCACCGCCCAATTCTTCGTGATGTACGGGAAGCGCGCCTGCCCCATCGGAGCGGGCGAAAAACGCATCCGATCGCCATAGATGATCCAGCCGCCGGGAATCGTGTTCGCCCATCCGCTGTCGGACGACGCCAGAAAGTCGTTGATGTTACCGATATGGCTATAGCCCCACAAGGCATAGCCAGAGCGCTGCACATCGGCGTCCATAAGCTGGTGATCGTAATCGGCGGGCAACTCAAACTCGGTGGTGCCGCCGTCGCCGTTCAGGACCGCGACGCGGGTTAGCGCTTGCCAGTCCTGATATTTGGCAATGTCCTGCGCGACCTCGTTCACCAGATCGGTGATCTCGATCTCGAATTTCTGCGAGGCGCCGAAGAACGTCGTGGGCTTCTGGCCCATCAGACGGATGCCCGCCGACGCCATCGCAGACAGGATAGCCATTATTCCTGAGCCGCCGCCAGCGCCTGCTCATAGGTCGCGACCAGCGTGGCGCGCGAGGGATTGCCGCGCGGACGAGCGCCCACAAGCCGCTCGATCGCGTCTTTCAGGTCTATATCGCTCAGGTCGTCGTGCGCGGTCGGAAGGGGCGGGATCTCGTCGGCCGGCGGGATGAACGTGGACAGAGCCTGCGCCGCGCGCATCTCTTCAAGCTGGCGCTTGAGTTCGTTGATTTCGCTCTGCTGGTTTGCGCCGTTGCGGCGGTCATCGAGATACTTCTGGGCCATCGGTTTGATGGTGTTGCCGTGGATGCCGAGCTTCTTGACGCCCGACCCTTCGATATGCGCCAGCGCTTCGATGGAGTAGATGTTGAGCGCCCGGCAGAACGAAAGCTGCGCCTGACTGATGCCGTAGGGCAGAAGCTCTTCCAGAGGCGTGCCTTCGGCTTCCTGTTCGGAGCCGGCGAGAAACGCCTGATATTGTGGCTTGTAGCGTTCGGCCCACGTCACGATGCGGCCCGTATCCGGATCAGCTTCGCACATCTCATCGACAAGGAAGACCGGCTTATACTGCGAATTGGCGGCGAACCGAAGCTCTACCACTTCCAGCAGATCATGGACCGGCTTGCCTTGGATTTTCGACTGCGGCTCATTCAGAAGGCTGTCATAACGGAAATATGGCGTGACAGTCCGGTTCTTTGTCTCGCCCGGCATGACATAGCCGGCCTTGTCCAGAGTGTCGCGGTCGAATGCCTCTAGGCCCATGTTCAGTCCTTATGTGAGAGGGGGTCCATCGACAATACGATAGACCCCACAACCCGGTTACGAAATGATGCCGCTGCGTGCCCAGAAGAAGCCGCCGGCAGGCACGCCGGAAGGGGCGATTGTGCTGTTGGGAGCATAATAGCCCCCAGCACCGGCCGCAGCGGTGAAAGCGGGCTCCGTAATCGTCACCTGCGTGCCCGGCGCTGCCGCAGCAGCGATTGCCGCAGACGCCTGCACCATGACGTAGATATGACCGTCAGAGCCGGTAACGTTCGAGCCGAGGCGCGGCGAGATGAGCGACTGTGCGCCCGGAATATCGAACCAGACCTGTCCCGCCGGAATGACGGTTTCGATGCCCGGCCCGAGCGAGGGAGTTGTGCGGAAAGCCATGTCTTATTCCTCCTATCAGGCCGTAATCAGACGCCAGCTATAGCGCGGATTGCTCATCACAAGTTCGCCGTTCCACACCAGCCCCTGCGCCGTCGCATCCTGGTTGATCGGCTGCGCGCCATCACCCGGAAACAGCGGCACCATATTCCGGCTGGGATGATAATAGACGTTCAACCCTTCCAGATCGAGGCCGTAGATCGTGTTCGCCGGCATGACGTTGCCGACGCCCGTGGCGCAGACCATCTCGATGCGGCCGGCGGGGGTAACGATCTCCAGCGTATCGAAGCCGAGAGCAGCCGCGCCACCGTCCGACTTGGTGATGCGCTGGTGCGCGACCATCGAAGCCGACACAGCCTGATACGATGCCAGATCGGCAACCGCGAGGCCGGCATGACGACGACCCTTGGACCGCAGGGCCACGACGCGTTCCAGAATCGGTCGCGCCGTGGTGCTGTCCCACGTCGTGCCGATATCGGGGAAATCGCCGCCCGGAACCGAATAGGTCGTGGTGCGCCAGATCGGGTTGGTGGCGCGGTCGATGCCGCCATAAGTGCCGGTCGTCGCCGCAATCGGCAGCGCGCCGCCGAAACCGATCATCTGGCGGCCCGCGTCGCCGGTGCCATTGCCGTGCAGCGCCAGTTCCCACAGATCCTGCATGGAAGACTCGGCCGTCTCCATATATTCATCCATCAGATTGTAGATTCGCGTACGGCCCTCGTTCGCCAGCAGTTCCGTGCCGGTCAGCGAGAAGCCGACGAACAGGTTCTTGGGCGTGAAGACGGCATCGTTCAGGATCTCCTTCGGCTGGATATCCAGATAGTCGTATCCGGTGAACCACTGACCGCCCAGCTTGTCGATCTGGAGCGTGACGCGGATTTCCGGGCCGCTATAGGTTTTGTACCGACCGCGCTGGCGCAGGAGCGCCGAAACAGGGTTGGAGTTGAACACCAGATCCTGGATTTCCCGCGTGCGATAAGCCATCGCGGTGGTCAGAACCTGGCGGTAATTGCGGTCGCTTACAACGGCAGGCATCGCCTATTCCCTCTGTTGCGGGACTACTGATCGGCCATTGCCAACCGAATAGCTTCCTCGCGTGACATCTTGCTCTTGCTCTTGGAAGTCGTGTTGACCCCGGATGCAGGAGCGCCTCGAACGGATTTTGTGCCGCCGAAGTCGTCGCCAGCGCGGCTTTCGATAGGAGCCTGTGTGCCCTGTTGGGCGGGTGCGGGCTCGTAGGACGATTGCGGACTGATGCGAACCGCCATGTCATACGCCGCCGCAAGCCGATCCTGTGGGCTAAGGCTAGCGGGAACCTTACCACTATTGAGAAAGAATGCAATATCCTCTTGCAATTCATAATATCGCGGGTTTGCCGCCGCGAACGGCTCTATGATCTGTGCCGCCGTCATCTGCTCACGGATCTGGGCGAGTTCGGATTTCAGCGTCGCCACCTCTGGATCGGGCTGACGCTCCTGCTGCGCAGCCATCTGCTGGCGCTGCTGCGGCGTATATTCATGCGGGTTCTGGGACAGGTGCTGCATGAGCTGTTCGGGGCGCACGTTATACGCCGCCAACACATGCCCGATCGCCTGCACGGGCGTCATCTGCATATTGTCGAGCAGGCCCCTAAACCCTTCGCTCGGGTTCGTGCGCAGCGTCTGTTCCATGCGAACATATTTGTCCAGCGCCACGTCCAGCGTCGTGCCGCCCTGCTTCGCCATCTCGGCATAGCGGCGCAGCGGCTCATATTCCTTGACCGCCTCGCCCGCCTTGGCGACTTCGGCCTCAGCTTCGGCCACCACGCGCTGTACGTCAGCCTTCACCTCGCGCGGGGTGTTGATCCACAGTTCCTTGGAACGCGGCATAAACTTCGCGGGCGGCTCGATGTGGTCCTTGGCCGGGCGGCGCTCCTGCTCGGGCAGCTTAGGCTTTTCTTCGGCCTCTGCGGGCTTCTCGGGAGCGTCATCGGAAGCGGGCGCTGGCTCCTTGGCCTTCTCCGGTTCCTTTGCGGTCTCCTTGGCTTCCTTCGGCGCAACATCGTCAGCGGCGCGCTTGATCGCGTCCAGCCGGCTTTCGGGGGGCTTCTTTTCCTCAACCGGCGGCTTGGCGTTCAGCGTCTCGTCGGAGGCGCGGGGTGCATCAAGCTGCGTGGAGAGTTCGGGCGAGCCGTCGTCAGCCAGGCTTGTGCTAAGGTCCGTCATGTTGGTCAAATCCCCATCTGGTCCAGAGTGCGTTTCACCGCTTGTATCCGATCTTCCTTGCGCGCCACAGGCCGTTTGAACGGCTCCGCCACGCGCTCGCCCACGCATTCATACCGCACGCCCTGCGGGTTGCCGTCAGCCCGGTACGAGCGGAACAGCGCCGACTTGCTATCGTACGTCTTGCCGTCTGCGTGCGACACACAGGCATCGATATGGTCTGATATGACCATCGGGGCAGAGATGTGCCGCGCGTCGAGCGTCTGTTTGTCAGACCACGCCACGTCCGCTTCCACCGAGCCGTCAGCATAGCCCCACAGGCGCAGCCACTCTTCGCGCGACACCATCTTACTTGTTCACCGTCTTGGTCTGGCCCTTGGCCTTCTTCGACGGGATTGGCGTATCGTCGTCGCCCTCCAGATCCTCGTTAAAGCCGCTCTTGTGGCTGGTATAGGCCGAGCGGCTCAGCGACGGATCGTTGGCGCGGAGCGACGCCTTCACGGGATCGTCTTCATCGCCGCCATCACGGGCGGCCAGCAACTCGTTCGTGCGGGCGCTTTCGTTGTTCGGCTCGCTGTCCTTTTCCTCAAGGCGCTTGATCGCCTCGCCGGGGGTCACTTCCTTGGTCATGCGTCGTCTCCTTGGAAAAACTATATTAGATATGTGGCGAAAAGCTAGCTGCGCACATCGCCGTGGCACCCGTCAGAGACGTGCCAAGTTCACGAATGGCTGTTGTGTCTCCCGCCGCCCCTGTAGGCGTTACGGTAGGCGCAGCAGTCGTCCCCCCAATTACCGTCGATACAGTCACGTTATCGGCGGCGCTTGTCCCGGTGACGCTACCTGCCCAATGCTCGGCGCGGCCATTGCTCGCTGCAGACGAGAAATACATGCCAGCTAGGGTGACGCCGCCCGCCGCCTGATTGACCTGCAACGACGCGCCAACATTGAGGCCGGCCGTTGCCGTGGCGCTATCCACAACCATAAGCAGCCCTGTTGCCGCTGAGCGCAGCCCGCCGACTATGCTGTCAACTGCTGCGCCCACCGCCTGCATGGTGCCGCCGTAGTTGACCGTCACGTCGCCAACGGTTCCGGTAGGCACAAGTGCTTGGTAGACGCAATGCTGCGCCCAACCCGATCCGGCGCTGTTTGCCTCGACTCCGCATATGCGCGTTGCAGCGATCCCGCCAATTGTGACGGTCGGGCTACTACCACGCGATACGGACGACTTGGACGCTATGCGAGCCACAACAACACGATCGGTCGCCGGGGCCGCAGTCAACGCCTGCACCGCCGTCCAAGTGTTGCCGCTGGTATTCGTAGCAGCAACGTTGCCTTCGAATGTCCGTGTGAATGCTCCGCTGAACGCCGCGAAGGTTCCCTGCGTCACGTTGACATTGAAGGCAACAGTCTGCCGCACGGTCGAACGGGCGCGGATCGTAATAGGCGCGGCGATGGTGTGTGTGTTGCTTATCTGATAGTCCCCGGCACGACCAAGGTTGGTTGCCGCCCCCGAGATCACGGTTGTCCCCGGCGTGATGCCCGGACCCATAATCTCTGCGCCGTCCTCAAGGCGTCCGTAAAAGTTGTCGATCACGGTCATCGTCGTGCCGCTAATCGTCACCTTCATAATGCACCGCAGTTCGATGATTGCATTAAGGCCATTGGGGAAGCTGCCCAGAGGAAGCATGGCGCTACCCCGCCGCAATTCACGCGAAATACTGCGGAACCGCTTTGATAAGCCAGCACCCCCGGACACAAACAGATCAGTCACGTAAGAGCCGGGGGGAAGGCCGGTAAGCACCGCGTCCAGCACGCCAATAAGCGCGTTATCTTCCAAGCTGTTAACAAGATTGATGGCGGTCTGAACCGCGCCACTTGCATCTGTGAAAGCCACCGCGCCGATATCAGCCGCAATCGGGATGCGATCTTCCGAGTAACCTTTCACAACGGCATTGATACCATTGTGATCCGACGACATGCCCATACGGCCGAAACGATATGGGGAAGTAGAGGCGTAAACGAGACCAAAGAAATTGGGGCGAAGCGTCTTATCCCACGTTTGCGCAGGAACAGGCACGCCGTTCACGAGCGCCGTGGTAGCGATGCCCCCATCTGCGGGGGTCGGGAAGAAGTTCAGTGTCTGACCAGCCCGTGGAGCGACAAACACGTTATAGAGCGTTCTGGGCGAAGCCTGAATGGCCGTCGTCCCCCATCGCCCACCCTCGGTAGAATCGTCCTGCGGGTTAAGCGTTTCATCGAAGGCGCCGTCGATATTAAAGGCTTCCATCGGGTAATCGGGACTACCTAATCCGGTCGAACCGATCATCGTCTGGTTATAGTTGCCTCGAATGGTCATCATATACATGCCGATTTTCGTAAGAAAACCCGAACCCTGCCACGGGTCAGCATGTTCGCCATTGACGAGACTACGCGCATTCACGGTGCCGCCGCTGCCGGTTACACCGCTGGCTGGCTTATTGCGCGCGAAGCTGTCGAGGTTTGCGACAATCGTGTTAGTGCCCGCATTATAGCTGACAACGGTTGCCGACTGATTGAAGCCCTCGTTGTGCGGCGCGGGAGAGCCGGCCCCGGATGTCGTCACGCCCCAGATGCTGATTGAAGATCCTGAGGCCGGCTGGAAACCTGCAAACGCCCCGCTCAAAACGATCGTGACCTGATTGCTCCCAGTCATCGAAATCGAACTGATAGTTTGGTTGTTATACCCGCTGGTGCCGTCTCCGGCGATCACGAATGTGTTGCGGTTGGCTCCACGGAGATCAAGCGCGATGCCGCCCTGCGCCTGATAGGAGCCTCGATTGTCCGAATAAGCACGGATGCCAGATGTAGACGCCTGCGTGTATTCGCCATTGATGATGTAAGTACCGCTCGTTCCGGTTCCTGTCGTGCCCGCCGTGCCGAACGGCTGGATAATCGCACCCGTCGCCGCGCCATCTCGAATACGGGCACCCGCGACAATCGACGGCGAACCGGACGCCATGCCGCTAATCGTCATCGTTGACGTGCCATTGCCATTGCTGGCGATCGATGCGGTAAAAACCGAGCCTTCGTCATTGGCAAAGATCACATCGCCGGGAACGTTGCCGTTGAACACAAAGGCTTCGATCAGGAACCGGCCACCCGCCTTGTCGAACGTCTGTTTATAGCTGCCGATGTTGACGTTACGCAGAACGGTGTTCCGCCCTCCCTTGAAGGTATAAGCGCGCGGAAACACCGCCTCGCCAAACTCAAAGTTGTTCCCGGCAGGAAGGTACGAATTGATATTGGTCGGGTCGGGTCGAACCTGTGTCCGACCATCGTAAAGCGCGTCAATGACCTTAGAGATGTTAGGCGCGAAGTTTGACGAGCCAATGCTGACCTGCGGATATCCGGTTGTGAAACCGGCCTCAGAAGGAGCAAACAATTTAGGTGGGGCAACAGGGTTTATACCGCTGTTTGGGTCCGTCCATTGCGGAATGACACCGTTCACAGCGAAAAACGCTGGAAGCAATTCGCCAGCCGGGCCTACTACCCTCCCGCCGGCTTGTGCCACCAATTCCACCGCCAGACGCGGGGCAAGTCCCAACTCGGTCCAACGCTTGGCGATGCGCAAAGCAGGCGTCGCAAGCTGCGTGCGCAGCTCACGAATATGGCGGGGGATCATCCCCATTTCCGTTAAACGACGAACTCGAAAATCTGTCACTGTGCCGGCATCGATCGCCGCCGCAACCTCCTTGGCAAGCAAGGGGTACATGCCGAGTTCTGCGAGACGACGGAAATTTGCCATTCTGGTTCCTTTACGCCGTCATCTGCGCGACAAGTTCGCGGGCAAGACTGGGCGCAAGACCCAACTCTACCCATCGCTTAGCGTTCTTCACGCCGGCAAGCTGTGCCCGCAATTCACGGATGTGGCGCGGCACCATGCCGGTTTCCGACAAACGGCGAAGAGACGTGGCGGATACAGTACCCGCCGTGATGCTGGTAGCCACCTCTTTTGCAAGAGATGAAGGCATGCCCAACTCAACTAGGCGGCGTATATTGGCGGGCATATCAGCCCTCCCTACATACAACATCGGGCCAGCCAGCAGCTTGCCGAATAGCCTGATATGTGTCGTAAGGCAGGCCGATCAGATCACCGCCAAGCAGGCCAATTTCAATCGAACGTGGCGATGTCGTCGTGATGCACACGATGCTGACAATCGGGATGCCATAGAAATAATAGGTCATTTACCCAGCCCTCCAGCCCGAACCCGGCACATAAGTCATCGTGCGGCTCGATCCGCTGAGCAGCGGTATCGCACCGCCGCCTACAAGGCCACCAAGATTGATGCCAAACAGCCCGAGCAAGCCGTTGGCGATCACCGTAAAGCTGGCACCAGGCCACACATTTGCCGTGGAAGGCGTAGCCGTAACATTGCCCGTAAGCGTGCCGGTGAAGATCAGCGTCGGCGGCGTCAGAAGCGGCGTTAAGGAGACAGCGCCACCAGTGGCAGTGGACGCCCCCGAAAAATCCGTGCGCTGCGGGCGCCAGTAAAACTGCCCGCCAGAGGATTCGCAAATCATGACCGAGTGCGCGCTGCCGTATAGGTCACTCACGCGAGCATATTTGAACACCATTGACGCATCGGCTGGATAGTTCGCCAGAAGCTGCGCTACGGTCATCTCGCCACCACCGTTGACAAACCCGCTAGGCTGCGCGTTGATAAGCGCTTGCACGTCGGCAGCTGAAAGGCCGGAACTGTTTATCTCTGGCATTATGCAACACTCCCACGCATGTGCAAAGCCAGCGCGGCTGGCACAGTGTAGGTCGTTGTGCTGGTAGAAAACAGCAAAACGATGCCATTTGAGAACCGATCAGGAATGATGTTGCCGCCGATGCTTGCAAAGCCATTCGCGACCACGGGAACGACGTACAGAACTTGTGCCGCCGTCAAGGCTGCACCACTGGCCGGGATAGTGGCTGCATTGTACGCGATCAGAAATCCAGCAGTTGTGCTGGCAACCATTGAAGCACCATACAAATTACCGGCCGACGCCTTCGGCTGGATGGCGCTAACACCGCTGCCCACAACGGGGGTTATAGAGTTAGACGCAGCCGCCGATGGCGCTTGTGTAGATGCGGACTGAACAACAAGCGGATTGGTCGTCGTGCCAGCAGAGCCGCCCGTAGCGTTGCCCGCGCTACCCCCGACAATTGTTACAGGCGCTCCACCGGGATAAGCCATCAATCCGTTCCTTGCTCGCGCATCTCAAACTCACGGTCCGTAGACCGCTCAGCAAGGTCTTGACCGCGATCGGCCCTTTCCTCGCCACGTTCGGCACGAGCATGTTCCCTTTCGGAACCGACTGCCTGCATCTGCTGGTCTACCACACGCGCCTGCTCGTTGGAAGCGGCTGTGTATTCGTCCAGATCCTGCTTACGGATATCAAGGCCCAGCTTTTCCAGCATGACCGCGATTTCGGCGCGGATTTTGTCCACGTCCGCCTCGCGCTTGGCGTTTTCGCCGGCCTGCTTGTCAGCGGTTGCCACCATCTGCGCCTGGAGCTTACCAATCTCGATTTCGTACTTACGCTCGCTTTCGGCAGCCTTCTGCTGCATCTCAACCATCTTTCTCTGGCCGTCGGCCTGCGCCAGTTCGGACTTCGACTGCACCGCCGCCATCGCGGCCTGCGCCTTCATCTGTTCGGCCTCGGCCAGCGTCTTGTTGGCCTCCGCCAGCCCCGCCGCGTCATCACCCTCACCCTGTGCCGCAGCCATCTTCGCTGCGATCTCGGGCGCCTGCTCGATCAGCTCATCAATCTGCGACTGAATGGCGCGGTTGCCGCCCGTGTACGGCTGAAGCGTGAAGTTCACCAGCGCACCGAACAGCTTGATGCCCTGCTCACCCATCGCCGCAAATTGCGGCAGCGCCCCGAACGAGCCGGTGACAGCTTGGAACATCTCGGAGCGGGACTGCTTCTCCATCGCCTCGTCAACCATGACGGTGCTGTCGGTTTCGATGTCGATAATCAGCGCCCGGTCGCGACGATCCTTGATGATCGCCATCACGTCCTCGATCACCACCGTGTTTGACAGCTCCTGCAAGCGCGGCGCCCACTTCTCCGCGATCTGCTGCTGGCCTTGCTGGAGCGCCTGCTGCGCCTGTGCTGGATCAATCTGCTGCCCGCCGCCAAGGGCTTCCTTAGCCTTCTCCCCCAGCGCCTTCATTTCCTCCTGCGCTGCCTTCTTGATGGCCGCAATGTCGCGTTCCACGTCGCTCTTGGACGGGATGACCATCTGGGATACTTCCAGCAGCGTGTCCTTGTCGAACTTGTCGCAGATAACCTCAACTGCCACGCGCGCCGCGTCCCGCGCCAGCCGGATCACCTCTTCCGTTTTGTCCTTGACGCGCACCGAGCCATACTGCGTCTTGATCCGCTGCGCCCCAAGCGTCTCATCCGCCTCTGTCTCACCGCGCATGATGTCGGATATGCCGGACAGCCGATCGAAATCCGCAAACAACTGGGTACGAGCCGAGATAAGCCCGGTGATGGTATTGGCGAGCATGTCCAGCGGTATCCACTGCACATATTCACCGCCACCCGCCATCAGCGACGCACCTGGAACGGGGATGAGGATCATGTCATCAGCGGACGACATAGCGGTTTGCAGGGCATCGCCTACATCGCCGCCGGAGGGCATGAGGCCGCGCAACTTGACCTGCTTCAACAGCCCGTAGATCCGCGCGGTGAGTTCGTTGATCTGCTCAAGGTGAACCTCATACCGGATATAATCCGGCACCGGGCTCAGGGTACGGCGGCGCAACGTGCCATATGCCGGACGCGGGCTGGGGTAGAAGTCGCGCAGATCAAGGTGCGGCTCGCCCTCATCTAGAACGATGTCGCAGCCTTCGCTCACCCAATATACGCGATTATCGGCCTTGCTCCAGACCTCCCAGACGGGCGCCTTGGCGCTGTCATCCTTGAAATCGTCGTCGCGACTGTCACGCGTAACGAAGCTGGCACGGGTATATTCATCGCCGCTGTGCTTCTGGAACCGATCGCGCATCTGGCGCTCGGTCATCCACGCGCATCGCGCCTGCCACCCAAGCTCCGGCCAGTACCGCACAGGCTCATGACGATAATCCAGACGGTCAACATGATCGACGCATACGGATTTGCGGCCGTCCTTAGCCTCGTACGTCACCCACAGCACGCCGCGATTAAGCAGCGCCAGATCGTCGCGCACCTCGCGCATATGCATGTCGATGCCCGAGCGCTCGAACTCGGAGTTAACGACGCGCTCAATCAGTTCGGCCACAACCTTGTCGGCCGGCGTGGCATCGGAGAAGCGCGGCTTGGCGACAACCTGTGGCGGCTTGGCATAGATGGCAGGTTTAAGCACCTCCATCGACGCCCAAAACGTGTCATACTCCTGATCGCCCAGCCCTATCTCTGCGGAGACGGCACCGTTGGTCTGGCGCGCGGAATAGATGCTATCGATCCGCTTGCACAGCTCGTTATAGCCCCGAAACTCACGCTCGGCATGATCCAGCGCCTCAAGGATAACCTTGGATGACCGTGGCTTGCCGGGCTCTTCGAGGGTGTCGGCGGGCTGGCGGGTTTCGTTATCCTGCATTGAAAGATGCCAAAATTACCCCAGGTTCAGTCCCTTCGATGGCATCGCCTATTATCTTGCAGTTCACCTTGTCAGGCGAACTCGCCCAAGTTCTATAGTAACTAGATACCCATGGATCTTTTGGAGCATAATCACCGATCTGTGAGGGATGTATGGCCTTAGCTAATACTTCATTCTCAGCCGCTACAACCACGCTGTCATAGGTGTCATACCCGTCATTTTCGTCCTGACTGAGAAGCCAAAGTTTCACCGCCGACGCCCTTCCATGATAGCCGGAGCGCGCAGGCCGCCGATCATGGGACGACCAAAGGCGTGAGGCGCGGGTTTCATGACTGGCTTGTATTCCTTTTGCCACGAAGAGGCAAGGTAGCGGAAGGCGTCGCTCAGATGGGACGACCAGTCGTGCACCTCGGACGCCTTGAACGTCTTCTTTTCATCGTCCCACTCCCGACGATACTGCTCCAGAGCAGCTATGCCCTCAGCCTCACAGCGCGGGTGGAAGACACAACGAGGCAGCGTCTGCCGCACGGCGTTGATGCCGTCTAGCTTGCCCGACAGCGCCACCACCTCGGGGTTGAGTTCGAGGTCTATCATCGTCTCGACGCGCGTGCGCCCCGTGCCCCATTCCTTCACCCGCGCGTCATGCGGCACGTAATCCTTGCCCGGCACCCAGCCATATTCCGATGTCTTGCGGTGAACGATCTGCGCGTAATGGTCCACGCCCACGCCCGACTGCGAATAGCAATCCATAACGAAGATCTGCGTGCCCACCACCTGAAACCACCAGATGGACGTATCATCCCGCACGCCGATGTCCCACGCCCTGTGGACCGGTATGCCAGGCACCGCGTCAATCTCGCAGATGCGCCCCTCGGAGCGCACGGCGGTCATTTCGCGGGCGTAGAACGCGCCTAGGATGGCGGCGTTGAAGCTGCATAGATATTCCTGCTCGAACTGCGCCGTGCCGATGTCTTCACCGTACAGCGCCACATACTCCCGTAGGCTCTCGTCAAGCTGCGAGGGTGACAGAGCGCCAGTCTTGTGTACGTCGGATATCTCCGCGAACCAGCGCCCACCCGCCGCCATGTCTGCCGCTGCCATGTCGTGCAGGCTCTTGGCGTGATTGCGTCCGCGCGGCGTGGTGATAAACGTCGCCCAGCCGTTATTTTCCTCGATCATGGGGCGGATATATCCCCACGCCGATGGGTTAGCCAAAGCGAACTCCGAGAACGTTACGCCGGCGACACCGGCGCCCACTAGGCTATCGTAGCGATCGGATGCCACCACCTGCCACGTCGCGCCATTCTTGAACCGGATGAACATCTCATCATCGACAGTATTGGCGCGCAGTTCATGGGGGAACGCCTCATCGATGCGGCGCTTGCCTGTGTGGGGGTTCACAGCACTCCAGATGGCCTTGCGGGCCTGCGTCTGAAGAGGCAGCATATGCCAGTAGCTGGCGGGTCTTTCATGCGCCGCTATGGCCGTGCGGTGGAGAATGAGGTCATCCTTGCCCCAGCGACGATGGGCTATCTCGATCGCCCGCTTGCCGCCCTTCTCCAGATAATCCCACAACGGGCGCTGGTATGGCCGTGGCCGCCAACCACTATGGGGCAGGGTGATTTGCGTCATTCTTCGCCGGTGAAACGAAGGATCGCGACCTTGATAGGCTCACCATTATCGCCACCAGTTACCTGCATCGGCAGCACCTTGCCCACCAGCGTCATGAACGGGCCGGGGTTCTCTTCCGCCTGCGCCGCCAGATAGTCCACACCGCCAGCCTTATCCAAGGCCTTGAGGATCATGTCTTTCAGTAGCGCGGTGTTCTTGTTGGGCACGCCTTTGGAGCGGCCTTTGCCGGCATTGGCCAGCATTTCTGGCGACAACTTCACGGTATTTTGTCGAGGACCGCTCACCGCCGCCCCCAGATCCAACCCGCCAGCAACCGCCCATGCGTCCACCCGAAGCCACGGGCGAAGGATCGGAAGATGGTCTCGATGTAGGTCATGGGATCATCCTAGCGGGTTTTGGGGATGGGCTCAATGGTCTAGTGTAAGGTCAATCAGCCGCTCACGACGCTCACGCCTGTCCCGCTCGTTCCATTCGATCTCCGATCTGCTGTGTGGCCCGGTTATCACAACCATTACGATTGCGAATAGAACCAAGCCGACACCTGCCGCCAAGCCAATCAAGGTCTCAATCATGGCACTTCTCCTTCCGCGCACTTAACCCAAACCGGTGGGCTCAATGGGGTTGGCCTCATCGTCATAAGAGCTAAGCTTGCCCGAATTGATATCAATCATCAAAATCCGCGCAGGACTTAGCGCACGAAGCTAGGCCAGTTTATCGAACCAAGGCTGGCATTCCTGCCTGGCCCGGTGTTGGATTTGCTCAATCTTTTCGATCAGCATCCGCTCAAGCTTTTCACTGTCCATCGCAAGCCTCCTTATCAGTTTTAGCCCGCCGCTTCCTCACGCTTTCCTGGTCCATCTTACGCTGGCACGTCCTGCACCGTGGCGCGCTGCGCCCAGATTGTGACTTGAGGTTGTCCGGGGTGCGAGTGTGGCCGCAGGGGAAGGTTGGGGTCATGCCGCTTCATCGCTCCAATGAGCCTTACGTCCAGCGATGTGCGCGCCATAGGCAAGGTTCATTTTTTCCGCTGCGCGAGATGCGGCAGCACCTGTCTTGTAAGAGGTGGTCTTGCCACTGATGCGATTGAAAACCGTGTAGTGGGTGATAACCGCGTCCATCTCAAATCTCCCTGTCCGATGCACCCTACCTAGCACCGGCTGGATGGGTTGTCGAGCACAATAGTGGGGTGTGGCCTAGAAAGGCACATCATCATCCAGACCTGCATGAGCAGATCGCATCTCGCCCATCGCTTGAGCGCCTGTGCGCTGATCTATGACAGAATTCGCGCTACCTGATAACGGCCGCTCCCCCTGCGGCTTGTCCAGCAGCGTCAGCGAGCCATCAAAGCCTTGCAGCACAACCTCAGTCGAATAACGCTCCGCCCCGCTGGTGTCCTGCCACTTCCGGGTTTGCAGCTTGCCCTCGATATAGACCTTGCTGCCCTTGCGCAGATATTGCTCAGCGATTCGTCCCAATGGCTCGCTGAAGATTGCCACGCTCACCCACTCGGTCTTTTCCTTGCGCTCGCCCGTCGCCTTGTCCTTCCAACTTTCGGAACATGCCAGCCTTAGGTTCACGACCTTACCGCCATTCTGGAACGATCGGCTTTCGGGATCACGCCCCAGGTTCCCGATGAGAATTACCTTGTTCACGCTGCTCGACATATTGGCCTCCTTTGCCACACCTTGAAATTACCAATCTCTCGCGCCTTGCCCCACTTGCCACACCCCCCACCCCCCTACGGGGGGAGGGGGTGGTGTGGCAGGTTCGGCAGGTTCAATTCCGCCACACTTGCCGAACCTTGCCACACCTCTGATTTTCGAGGTGTGGCATCAGCATTCGGCCAACTCCCCAACTTCGATAAATTCGCGCTCCATACGCTTCTCATCCTCCCCAATGACGATACGAAACGCACCTTCGTGCACCCACCGCCGGATGATCGTGCTGATACGTTTCTTGTCACGCTTGTCGTCTGAATTGAGACCCAAGACAGGACCGATCGCGTGCCCTGCCCATGCTTTGGCTTGTGAGTTTTCGCGCCATTTGCCGCCCGCGATCACGCGCTGACACGATATGAGCATCTGCACCGTGACGCCCTCAAAAGCGTCAGGGGGCGTCCAAGCGCACGCGACACCGACGCTATCACCATTGCGAAGATCGACGTTGTTCATACGATACCATTCGGTAGCATCGGGCGGCGCAAGATTCGCCTTGTCGTTGTCGGTACGGAAATAGAAGCGGCGCTCTTGCTCCTGCACGCCCAAAGTGGCAGCCTCATCGGCTGTCATCCGGTTATAGACAATCACCGACCGCGCCTTGCCGATCAAAGCGGACGCACCACGGGCGCTGTCGGCCGTGGCCTCGGCACCGTTGCCCTTGCGAACGTGATGAACAAGGTTGACCGCAGCCCCTGTGCGTTCGGCAATGACGTTCCATTCGCGCGCCACGATGTCGATGGCGTTGTTGTCGTTTTCAGAAACCTGATGCGAGCTGATGAACGGATCGACAGTCAGCACGTCGATTTTGCGCGCGATCATTTCACGAATAAGCGCATCCACCACCGGCCGAGCGATCTGAGCGCCGTCAGGCCCTTCGGTAGCTATTACCAAAGGGCTATCGCGCCCGCTGTCTACGTATAGCCGTCCAGCCATCTCGTTTGGCCTGATAGCGAATTTGTCGCATGTCGCGTGTATGCGCCTCTCCATTTCTTCGAGCGGATCTTCAAGATTCCACAGCCAAACTGAAAGCGCGCCCTCCGGCAAACCCTTCTGGTATATGTCGCGCCCGGCCGCCATCGCTATTGCTTCACCGATTTTTAGGGAGGATTTGCCAACGCCGCCGGCAGCGACATCAACTGAGACAAACTTCCGCAGCAGATGTTTGCCGTAAAGCCACTGACGCTTCGGTATTTCCGAAACATCGCGCCATTCGAAAGGTGTGGCCTTCACCAGCCGATCATCCTCCGCCGGCTCCGGCCTCTCCCCAGCAATAAATGCTGTGAACTGCTTATCGACTTCCTCAAGGCCGTATTCGCAAGCGACATCGTTGAAATCGTCGCCACCATCAGTCACCAAGCCGTGCATCTGCGGAAAAACCGCCCGGCCGCCTAGAGAGGATGCCATCGCCAATGCTGCGTCCCGGCCAACATTTCGCTTAACCGTGGGATGTCCGACCAAATGCCAGTCATCGTCACCAGCTACAATAAGATCACGTCCGGCATATTTATGAGAGGCCCATCGCGCAACATTGGCCATATTAGAGGCTTCAAGGCACATTACCGTAAGTAGGCCGGTTGCGGCTGCGATACTTGCTGCGGTGGAAAAACCCTCGCAGAACACAACGGGGCCTGATCCATCATCCTTCCCGATCGCGAAATGCGCGCCGTCCTTGGTAGAGCCGGGCCAAAACCGTCTCTCCCCGTCCTCGCGTATCGCCTGAAGCGATAAGGCATTCCCCTCAGGACCGGAAAGCGGCACCACAACACAAGGCACATCACCAAGCCCAAAACGCTTTCCGCTGCCCTGCCGAGCCCCACATGGAGAAATTTGTTTCGCATCGAGGTAGGGATGCGATGCGCCGTTTATTTTTGGGCAGGCAGACCAGTAAGTGGCGGCGTCATCAGCCGCACGTGAAAACGCTGCGTCTTGGGCTTGGCGTCTCTCAGACCGCAACTTATCGATTGCGGCGCGATCTATGGTTTCGCCGGATTGACCACCAAACCACTTATGTCGCACCTTCTCATCGTGCCGCCAATCCATATAGATACCGTTGGCCTTGCCATCCGCATGGACAAGGTAACGCGCAGGCTTTGACGATTTGTGACGCGTGTCGCCGGGATTGAAGCGATGCCACTTCCCATCGGCTATGACATTGCCGGGATCAACGCCGAACGACAATTGCAGCCACGACCTAAAATCCTCGGCGGCGCTCATGCGTGCTTCAAACCGAACGCAGCGATCAGCATCTGAGCCTGCCCGGCGTTGATAATGCCTCTCTGGTAAGCTGCCATTATCCGCCGTTTGCGTCGATGGGGCGGGAATGATGCGGGGAACATGCGGATATGGCCAATGCAGACGAACCGTTCCCGTGCGTCAATCACCGTATCTTGCGCATTGCGTCCGTCCCCAGTACCGGATATGGTGTTGGTCACTCGAAAAGCCCTCCTAAGGCCGTGTAGAGGGGCGGGCGGCGTCTCATCTCCGCCGTCCGCCCGCCAAATGATGATCCTACCGCACGCCTGTTAGCGCGTCTAGTGATCGGCTTTGACGGGCCACCCGTCACGCCTGAGTGCATCGACAGCAGCCCAGGGATCGAAGTAGCACGCCACCCAATGACCATGCGCTAGCATCAGATTACCGAATGCGATCTGCGACTGTGAGAGTTTGCCCGCTCTTGGCTTGCCGACCTTTGGAAACGCGTGCCCCTTGAATTCCAGAACCCCGAAACGGCCGGGGGCGCTTAGACAAAGATCGTGTACGCCACTAACCACGCCCTCACGCTTGATTTGCGCTTGGGCCTTTAATCCGCGCTTCCCGGCGTTTGGCGTTGCCCATATCGTTACAGACGGTGCCAACCGGCGCATAACGCTGAGAAACGTGGCTTGGTTTTTTGCCTCTCGGACGGGGATCGGTGGCGCGGGCTGGACATAAAAAAGTGGGGCTAACTTCTCCAAGCCATCATCTGGTGGGAAAGCCGATGCGTCGCAATCGATCATCGCGCGCTCCGCCTATCACGCTCATTGCGCAACATATCGTCGGCCTCGCGCACCTTGAGATTATAGGTCCGCGCCAACATCTCGGGGGTCCACTTGTCGATATTAACCGCCGATGTAAGCAGCATCATCGCCTGCGCTCTCTGTGACTTTATGGACGGCTTTTCAGCGCCATAACGCCGCTTAGCAAATCCCGTCATTCCGACAGGTAATCCGACAGCTTGCGAAGCGTGTCGTATTTGGGGTTGTGTGTGCGATCGTTGAGGATCGAATAAACGGTCTGGTTGTGCACGCCGATTGCGTCAGCGACGGCCCTAACCTTACGATCTCGCAAGCTGCTTCTGATCTCATCAAGTGTCATCATAAATCTACCTCGCTATGCGCTATGCCTATTGCAGTCGTATCATTTTTGGGTATGGTGTCAACGGCTAACAAGGAGATGAGAGATGACCGTTAACGTAGCAGCCGAACAACTGCGCCTTTTCATTGAGCGCGTGGAGCGCCTGACTGAAGAAAAAGCAGGCATCATCGCAGATATCCGCGATGTGTATCTGGTGGCCAAGAGCCAAGGTTTCGACAGCAAGGGAATGCGGGCTGTCGTGAAGCTCCGGAAGATGGAGAAGGACGTGCGAGACGAGATGGACGCGGTCGTGGACACGTACCGCAATGCGCTGGGGATCGCGTGATGGGCGCGCAAACCAATGCGCTGGTGTCGGCCAATGATCCCGGCATTGTCCTGATCGACAAGCAGGCATATTCTATTTGGTACGAAGCGCTCAAAGCCGAGGCTGCGGCGGTTCCTATCAATCTTGAAACCAAAAAAGGGCAGGACGCCCTGCGCTCAATGGCAGCGAAAATCCGCAGTGAGAAGGCTGGCATCAAGAAAGCCCGGCTGCGGCTGACGGAGGAGTGGCGCTCAATGACAGCGCAAGCCAACGCGGCCGGCAAAGAAATCGACGAGCAACTTGAGGCGCTAGCAGTCGAGACGCGCGCGCCCCTAACCGCGTGGGAAGAAGCCGAGGAGGCCCGAGTTTCCGCGAACGCAGCCGAAATTGATTGCATCCGGCAGGCTGGCATTATTCAGCCCGACGATACGGCGGAAATGGTTGGCAACCGTGGCCGTGAGATATGGGGCATGTCTTTTGACGCTCCTCAGTGGACGCCAGAGGAGGCGGCCGGTGCGCTGGTAGCGAAAGACACCGCGATAGCTGCGTTACGCGCCGCTCAGGCGCGCCTCAAGCAAGAGGAGGCGGATCGCGCCGAACTCGCTAGACTTCGTCAGGAAGCGGCTGACAGGGAGGCGAGGGAGGCTGCCGCACAGATGGAGCGTGACCGCGTGGAAGCCGCTCTGCGCGAGGCAGAAGCTCAGGAGCAAGCCGAGCGCGACCGCGTGGCCCAGATAGAGCGCATCAAGCGCGAGGCGGCCGAGTCTGCGGCGCGTGACGCCGAACGTGTCGCTACTGAAAAGGCAGCGCAAGCCGCCGCTGAAGTCGCCGCCCAAATTCAAGCCGCGCATGATGCGGAAATAGCAGAACAGAGGCGCATCGCTTTGGAGGCGCAGGCCGAACGCGACAAGTTGGAGCGCGCCAGGGCAGGGGCGGTAGCTAAAGCTGCGCGCCAAGCCGAGGATGATAGACAAGCGGCGGAGACGGAGCGAAAGCGCCAAGCTAACCGCAACCATCGTTCGTCTATCCAACGCGAGGTCAAAGAGGCGTTGATGACAATAGGCGTAGGAGATCACAAAGTAAGCGAAGCCCTTGCTCGGCTTATCGTTATGGCGATCGTTGCCGGCAATGTCCCGCACACAGAGGTGAAGTTCTGATGAGCAGCACCCCATTTGATGAAGGTTATGTCGAACCTTCCGCTGCGCTTAAGCACAAAGGCGCGGGTATCATCTACCACCCCGAATTAGACCAAGGCTCCGAAGAATGGCTTGCGGCTCGCTGTGGCCTAATGACGGCCAGCGAGATGAAATTCATTCTGACACCGACGCTCAAGGCGGCATCGAACGACAAGGAGCGCGCTCACCTCTGGGAACTCGCCGGCCAGCGGATCAGTGGCTATGTTGAGCCGCATTACATCGGCGACGATATGCTGCGGGGGCATGAGGACGAGGTGGAAGCCATTCGTCTTTATCAAATCAACTATGCCAAGGTGCGGCATATCGGGTTCATGACGAACGACCGATGGGGTTTCACGCTTGGATATTCACCGGACGGGCTGGTGGATGACGATGGATTGGTCGAGGCCAAGTCACGCCGACAGAAATTTCAGATCCAGCATATCGTGGAAAACGTGCCCAAGCAGGGGATCTTTCCGGAGTTTATGATGCAGGCCCAAGTCGGCTTGCTAGTCTCCGAGCGCGCATGGATCGATCACATCAGTTTCAGTGGCGGCTTGCCTATGTCAACCGTACGAATCTACCCGGACCCTGTTCTGCGCGATGCCATCATCAACGTCGCCGGGGCTTTTGAGAAGCGCATCGCTGCGGCGATAGCGCGATACCATGAGGTATTGGCGTCGGACGCACATTTGATCCAGACTGAGCGCCGCATTGAACAGGAGATGTATTAAGATGACCGGCGACATGGATGTTGTCACCGCGCCAAAAAGCGACCAGATCAACGCTGAGGATCTTCTCGGCGGGCGCACCATGACCATTACGGTCGAGCGCGTTCAGGTCCGTCCCGGCACGGAACAGCCAGTTACGATCTGGTTCACCGGCAGCCAGAAAGTTTTTCGCCCTTGCAAAGGCGTTTCAAAAATTCTCAAGACGCTGTGGGGGCCGGATTCGGCGCAATATGTTGGGCGTTCGATGACGCTCTTTAACGACGAAAGCGTGACTTGGGCTGGTGCTGCCGTTGGTGGCATTAGAGTTTCTGCGATGTCGCATATTGATGATGAGCGCCGCATCCCGGTCGCAATCAGCAAAGCGAAAAAGAAATTTTACCCAATAAAGCCGCTGCGCCCAGAAATCCCGATGCTGACGAACCGCCAGCCCGAAATGACGGCCGAGGAATGGACTGAGAGGTTTGAGAGGCGCGTGGCCGAAGCGACCGATCACGCATCTCTGGCTTTGGTTCAAGAGGAGAATGCCAAATCGCTTGCTGCCCTCGGCCGTCGCGCGCCCCTCATGGGCGAGCGAGCCAAGTCGGCAATAGCTAAGCGTTTGGCCGAATTGAGCAATGTGAGTTAGATTTCGGGAGAATAATATGTTCGGATGGGTGTCGAAGCGTCGGTATGAGACATTGGAAGGCCTTTACGAGAACGTCATGCAGCATTGGGACATATCCCTTACGGGATGGAAAGAAGTCTTGAATCAAAGAAATCAACTCTCAGTCGCTCTCGCCGCTGCCAACGCGCGCATCGCTGAACTCACCCAGCCCCGCGATGCCAAGGGGCATTTTGTGTCACGCAAGGCGGCGGTGATGGACGAGATCCAGGACCGCGATTGCAGCTTCATCGAGAGGAATGGGTGATGACAACTTGCGGCACAACCCTGTGCGATATGGTCGGACAGACCGGCTACGCCATTTTGGCGGGAACCGGATTGGGATTCTGGATAGCGATGATCGGCTTCTGGTTTTTTTACATGCTTAACAGGGTCTGGCGCCGATGAAGCGGCCGGGGCATTCGCCTGTGTCGGGTTGGGTGCGGTGGGGGCGTGGGCAGCATTCGAAGAGTGGTTATCAACCCTGAAATGAAGGAACCGAGGTATGGCAAATCCGAAAGAACGGCCTCTCACAGACAAGCAGATAGAGGCCCTGAAAGCCGCTGAAGACACGCTTTACGACGACACCAAGCTGGTCGAAGGATATGGGCGTAGTCACAGAGGCTTGCGCAATCGCGGCCTGATCGAAGGGGATGCTCCGCATGTCTACCTCACGGATGCAGGGCGATCTGTTCTCGCAATCATCCTTGCCGGGCCATCCTGAGCACAAGGAAAGCCATGACGATATGGGTATAAGGCGCCCCGTAACTTGGTGGCGCGAACAGGTTCTGTCCGGTCGTATCCCGATGACCGATGCCCCCGCCGCCGTCCAAAGCTGGCTGCGCCATGATATATTTTTGGGGGCGGAAGAGATCCTCGCCATCCCGTACAAGCCGGACAGAAATGCTGCACTAGCTCGTATCCCGGCGCTGGTGCGGCCCTATGTCGAGGCGGAGGTGTTAAGGTTGTGGGTCCTCAGTAAGCCTGCTGACGTTCCCGTTCAACGCGGGCAATCTGCCGAGCGGTAAAGTCCGCTATCTGGCGGCGCGCTTCGGCTTCGGGCCCGTTTCGCGTTATTTCTTCGGCGATCATAACCTTGCGCTCGTCCAGCAAAAAACCGGCGCGCTTAAGATCGGCATTCATTTGCCAATATTCTTCCGGGCACCATGCTAACCGCATCCGACGACAGGACATGGCGCGTTTTGCGTTGGTCTCAGGAAGCCTAGACCGAACAAGATTCGGCTTGCCGTTCTTGAGGCCTTGCTGACGCTTCATCTCTACGTAAGCCGGGTCTTTCATCAACCGCACCTCGGTGGCTTTTCGGGATGCAGAAATCTTCGCCTTCACCTCATCGGTCTGCGCCGATCGAGAATTGGCGATGCGTTTGGCGTTGAAGACCGGATCTGCCATCTGGACGGCCAGCGCGCATCTGCGGCAATGGCCTAAGCCCTTAGCGGCGCAGTTATCGGCTTGAAGACAGTTAGGGCGATTCACGCTTCACGTCCTCCCAATTCTGCCCAAAGGGGATCTACAAGACGATATTCAGCCTTCCCGCGCTTTCGGGCGCGGTACCAGCTTGAGGGGAACACCCCGGCGGATATGCACACCTGGCGCATCGTGCGACGAGCCTTGTGCGCGCGGGCCTCAAGGGCCTCCATCTCATCTTCGTGGATCATGCCCGCAGAAATAGCATCTCGGGCTTTTTGCGGCAATCGGTTATTTTGCCGTTGACATGCGGTTATCGTGAGTAGATACCTGACATCAACAGCCACCCGCCACCCGGCGGACCCAGCGCGAAGCTGGCCTCCTTGGCTGGGGGAGATTTGGGATGGATATCAGTTTTGAGAGCTTAGGGCTTTCGGTTGAGACGATGCAGGATCGCCTTGTCGAGGCGATGATCGATCGCTTTCTCACGAGCACAGTTTCTGATGAAGACGGCGAACCCGTCATTATCGCTAGCCGCTTTCGTGAAGCGATCCAGACCAAGATCCTCGCCGAAGTTGATGCCAGCGTGGAGCGGCTGATCGCGCCTGTCCTGTCGTCCTCGATCGATAATTACATCAGCACCTTTACGGTGAAAAGTACGAATGGTTACGGCGAACCGAAACGCACCCCTGAGACTATCACTGAATATATCGTTCGGCGGTCATGGGAATATATGACCGAGGGTGTCGATTTTCAGGGCAAGAGCAAGGCCGAGCACTTGAAAAGTGGTCGCGACAACTATGGCTACAAGGATCAGACAACCCGCGTCGCGTACCTAATCGATAAGCGTCTTAATGACGAGATCGAAAAGGCAATGAAAGATGCGCTGGTGAACGCCAATCAGGCCATCAACGAAGGGCTAAAGTCGGCGGTTGTTTTTGAACTCAACAAACTCACCGCGAAGCTCAAAGCATGACCCCCCACCTCACCCACCTCCGCGCCGCGATCGTGGCCCGCTGGGATGCGCTGGCGGCTCGCTGCAACGAGGGCCGCGCACCCCGCGCTACGTTGCCCCAGCACACGCTCATGGACGCCACGGCGTACCTGATCGAGCAGGGCGCTCCCGACCAGCCACCATGCGACGGTGAGCGCCGGTTCAACATGCCGATGCGCCGGGTGCGGACGTACCTGGACGCGCTCCCGCCGGCCGAACGCGCTGAGATGGCTAGGCGCGGCGAGCGCTCCATCTACGCGGGCCGTCACCCGATCTGCCCTGTTGTGGATGAAAGGAATGTGGCGTGAGCGCGATCATTAACCAGCCGTGGGAAGATGTGGCCGACGATGTCACCGGCGCTATCGAGAAGGCGGTTCAGCCGCTTTTGAAGAAGGCGACCGACGCAATCTATGCGGGGCTGCTCGACACCACGCAGGATTATCTCCGCGACAATCTGGCGTTCAACATCGCCAGCCGGATCGATGGCGCAGAACGGCAGGCTTACTCGGACAGAATCGCGCTGGAGGTGGAAAAGGTCAAATCGGCCGATCTGCTGGCTCTGGTCATTCAATACCGAAACGACCTCCTCTACCCGCCATCGGGCGAAAGTCGGGATCGCCGACTGGCAGCCATCCGCGCCGCTCTCGCCAAAGCCTTGGGAGACGCATCGTGAGCGCTCTCCTTGAACTTGCAGCGCGGTGTGAGGCTGCGGCGGGGCCTAGTTTCGCGCTGGATATCGAGATCGCTTACGCCATCAATCACCCGCTTGAAGGGCTAGCAAAACCTTACACCGCCTCCATCGATGCCGCACGAACGCTGGTGCCGGAAGAGCATGATCTGTTTCTGATGCAAGGGCATGGCGAAAAGGCGTCAGCGGCCACACCGCATCGACAGTCTGCAATTACAGATGAGCGATCGGCCGCCACGCCCGCCCTAGCCTTATGCGCGGCAAGCCTCCGCGCTCGCGCTGCTCTTGAAACGGGAGACGCATCGTGAAGCACTTCCCCAGCATCGAGCCTGTGCGTGCCGAGGTGGCGGATGTGCTGCCGGCGGAACTCTACACGGCAGACGATCCGTTCGTCTGGGTCGAGGCGATGACCGCCAAGTATGGCCCGAACTTCGAAGACATGGACGGGGAGGGCGGGCTGTGAGGCGCCCCCGTCTCCTAGACCTGTTCTGCTGCGCCGGCGGCGCGGCGATG